TAGCCCTGCTGATTCCAACCTCTGCGCAGGCTGCTCGCTCGGACATTCCGTCCTCAACGAGCTCGATGACGCGGCGAACCTGTTCGGCTCGGTCTGCCATTACTTCTCCGTCAGGCGTCGAACGACAGCGCTCTTCTTCGCCTTCTTGGCTGACGATCGTGCGGTTGATAGTGCGATCGCAATCGCTTGCTTCTGCGGACGGCCAGCCCTGACCTCTTTCGAGATGTTCGAGCTGATCGTGGCTTGGCTATATCCTTGCTTCAGAGGCATGGTCTTACTTCCCCTTGTTGCGTTCGCTTATCGCTTTGGCTTTCGCTTTCGCGTCGGCTTTGCTGCTGGCTCCCCATGCTCGGAGGGCGAGGGCAAGGCGGGTTGGCTTACCGTCTTTCTCCATCGGGCCCGGAGCGCTGCCCATGCGCGCGAGAAAGCTTGCTCGACGCGGATTGTCGCCGCTGCGAACCGGAGCCTTAAGTGTTCCACCAGTCTCTCGAGCATAGCTTGCCCTTCCTTTCTCGTTGAGGCCGCCCTTTGGGTTCTGGCCCTCTTTGCGTTGCCATGCCGCGGTCTTCATGGAACTAACTGTACGTCGGGTGACGGACGACTGCGGTCTTCGTAGAACGGAATGCGGTCACGGACCGCGCCACCGAGCGCGGGTCTAGCCACCGCTTGCGCGCCTGCCAGTCGGGTTGCACGGGCAGCGAGCGGGCGGAATGCAGCCGCACCCACGCGGATCTCGCCAGCGACACCACGCCGAACTGGCGGCAGATCGGTGTCACCGTTATCGCCGAGACGGCTTGCCAGCACTACCGAATCCCTTCATCAGGAAGTCGCGGGCCTCGGCAGCAGACTTGAACTTGAGCTTCAACTCGAGTTCGCCAGCCTCCTCGCCGCCTTCCTCTTCGCCTTCGTAGCCTTCCTCGTCCATCATCTCGAGGTGCTTGGCGAGCATTTCTGCGCCTTTGCCTTTCATTTCTTCAACGCCGTTTTCGCAGATTCACGAAACGCCTTCGCAGTCGGCGCGCCTTTCTCGCCCGGCTTGCGCATACGCTCACCGGAACCGGCTTTGATCCGTTGCCGTTTCGCATTGAGGTTGGCGTAGAGTCCGGGCTTCATATCAGGATTCTATGCCGCTGGCGGCAGATCGTCTACCGGCTTTTGCTTGACCTTGGCACCCCGGGCGAATTGGATAATCTTGGCTGACTCTTTCGGCGGCGGTTCGGGATTGCACTCGCAGCACCTGATCCAATCTCCTTGCCCGTCAGCGATCCAGCCTGCCGCGTTGCAGTTCGGGCAGGGCGCTAACCTGATTCCGTCCGTCACGAATCGAGCCTCCGTTCGTACTCGTTCAACACCCGGCGCGCCCAAATCGAGGGGCCATCGTCGTTCCATTTGCTGATCCTGCGCAGCACCCGTTCATACTGCTTCATGGTATGCCAAGACACCATCAAAGTGAGCGCCAGATCAACGCCTGCCAACTCCTCGTCCGTTACATCGTCCTCAACGGTATACATGATCCTTCCCTCAAGTAAGGCGGCACCCAATCCTTACCGAAGTCGAAGGGTTCCTGCAAACCAAGTTCGACGCGGGATATTTCGCGGTGTATTGCGTTTAGCTCTTGATTTAATTTGCGAATTTGGCACCAAAGTTCGCGCACTTTTTCTTCCTTCGTCAATGCCATCTCCTAGCAGTTTGATCAGTTTGTTGACGGTGTCCTGATTGATCATCTGTTGCAGGATGTCGTGGTACTTCTCCTGCCTACACTTGAAAACGTATTCAACTCCGCAGATCCTGCATCTCTTTGGCATAAGGTTGGATTCTCACAATGACTTCGCCCTCATCCTTGGCTTCATGCCGTTGGATGGATAGGGCATCGATTAGGCTGTCGTCTTCAATGACATCAGCGTGGACTAGTGCATCAAGCAGCGCCTTCTGGATGTTATCGAGATCGCGCCGCCGCTTGTCTGGTGGGTACGCATCGATGCTGACCGCGAGCCTGCAAGAAAGGTTATCCCGAGGGATTCCCTGCTCGAGTATCCGATAGGATACGGTCTGCCGGTACGCTCTCCCGTCTGCCGATACCACGATTCGACCGCGGTAGTTGCGCCAGTAGTGGTTAATCGAGGGAGGCCACGGGAGGACGATACGCATGATTCATTCTCACGTTACGTTTTAGGATCTGCGCGCGCCCTTCACGGCTCATGCAGATGTTCTGTAGTTTCTGATAGTCCAGATCGAGCATATCGCAGATCCAGCGCAGGCTTCCGACCTCATCGTGCGGTGCATAGATCCAATGCAGCGCAGCTCGAGCATTGCCCTTTCGGTTGCAGTCACGGATGGCGAGATACAGAACGCTTGACCACAGAGCGCGGTACGGTTCGTCGTCGTCATTACGCGGGCCAGCCGCGGTTGCCTTATCGATTGCGAGGGTCATTGTTTGTCATCCAAGTGAGCCACCAGATTGCTTTCTGTGCGTCTTGTTCCATCGGGTTGTCCGGTTTACGCCCTGCTCGAGCAATGTAGCCAAGTGCTGTCAGTCTACAGAACTCGAGAAAATGTTCTTGGGATTTAGCATTCGCTCGCATGAAATCGACAGTCTCGATATCCTGCTGGTAATGATCTGGATTGATGTGATCACGCATTCTCTTTGGCCCTTTCCCGTAACCGATCGACTCCACGCTGACCGAACAACTGACGCACTAAACCAACGCAATCAGGATCGGTCAAGACTTTGGCTGCACCTAGTTCACGGATTAGTTCACCAGCTCGAGCTTTGATTGTTTCCACATCGACGCCCGGTCTAGCAAGTTTGGCATCGAGTAATCGAAGGCGATTGAGAGGGTTCTCTGTTACTGCTGTAGCCCAGTAGTCTGCTGATGAATTGATAGCGGAGTCTGTACGGTCTGGTACTTTCTTCTCGGCTTTAGCAGACGGTGAGTAGACGAATTCATCACCCATGTATGTATCTCCTGTATATCTTCTGTGTATATACGTTATTTATTTTTGAACTTGCCAGTTCCCGCGAGCCTTCTTCAATCCGACTTTCTTCAAGATCTGGCTAAAACTTTCATCATGTTTCAGTCGGAATTCTTGCCTCATCTGTAGTTTGCGAACTGCCCATGAATCAGCTTGACTGATCATATCCAATGCGTTTTGCATTGCAAGCTCATCGAAGTTTGGAACCCGCAGTACAACAATCCCGCTGCGGTAGTAGTTGTATTGATCTCGAGCGCGATCGTAATCCTTATCGTGAGTGAGACCATCGATCTCAACTGCAATCCCTAATTCGTGGCACCAGAAGTCAAACAATCGACAACCCCAGATTGCTTGCCTTACCCACTTACGGTTAGTCGACTTGAGTTTCTCTGCTGCCCAGATCTCTGCTGGTACTTGCTTCTTGAGATTCTGATCTTGCCTTTCCCTCATGTACTTGGCTTGGTCACTCCGCACTACCCATCTCATACTCTTAACCCCTAATGCTCGGAAGCCCGGGAATGACCCCCCTACCCCCCTTAAATCGGAAGGTAGCGAAGTCATGCCTAAATGCCCGTATAGCCACGGTGTTTAGACCCGCTGGACTTTGGTAAGCGGTGCCCAGCCCGATCCAAACGATCGGCCCTCCGCTGGCAGATTTTTCGTTCCATGCCAAGGGAACTGCGTGGGGGGTTTGACATGACCAGAACGGTCAGTCAGAATTCCATCACGCTGTTTCGCATAGTAAGCGTACGGTCATCACCCCGACCGCGTCAAGGCCCCGCAAGGGGCTTTGTCGTTTCTGGACATCGTCAGCCTTTATCAGCCCATCTGCGAGCCGCGGCTATCTGCAACTGCTTGCGAGCAAGACGCCCTGTAGCAGCCTCTGGCGCGACTATAAGGCCGAGCTTCCAGCGTAGTACCTGTTTCTCGGGAACGACTCCGTTACGCACCCAGCGTGATACCGCGGGAGCGGATACGCCGAACGCTCGAGCCACTTGTGCTTTGCTGCCGTGAAAGGCAGCGAGTAGGTCATTGGTATTCATAGCCTGCCGATCTTAACCGCCGTTACGGAGAAAAGGCAAAGGGAATATGCACGGCAAAATATGTACCTATTTTTTCTGGTTGGATGGTTGCAAGGGTTTAACTTGTGTTAATGTTCACCCATACCAGCACGGTGCTGGATAGGAGATACAACAATGCAATACGCCAATCACATCGGTTACAGCGACGTCAACCCGTTCGAGATTATCCGCAAGGTCAGCGACAAGACTGTTGAGATCCGCGCCATGAACGCCGAGCGCGATCCGAACTGGAAGCCTGACTTTGTCGCTGGCGGGTTCTGCGGTACGGTCGTCAATCAGCGTGATCAGCGTTGGATCATTTCCAGCAGCGCGGATGCCCCGGTTGTTCGCATTCGCCTTGGCAAGCAGGGCTGGAAGGATGCCAACGGTCGCCGCTTCCAACTCTCTGATGAGCCGGTCAAGTTTTACGACTACAACTTCTAATCACTAACGGGCGGGGACTTCAAACCCGCCGCCCCTCCCGGGGCTTGACTTCCCCTTAACCGACGTTACGATACACACATAACAACGACGGAGATACACGATGAGCTGCTACACCTGCGAACGAGCCGAAGCCACCTGCGACGATTACTGCGTCGCCTGCGAGATCAAGTTCTTCCGCGCCAACCTCGACGAGCAGCCGGATCTGTTCGAGCAAGTCGAGCGTGACTCGGTTCGCTTCGCCGCTTGGATTCCCGTAGTCAACGCCCTCAAGGAGGCCGCATGAACGACATCGCCTATCGCGCCGAACTCGAGCGCGTTATCCAAGATCTGATCAAGTTCGTCGACAACAAGTCGCTCGACCCGATCATCGAGCAGTCGGTCAAGTACGCCTATTCGATGGGCAAGACCGATGGCTACGCCTCTGGCGTACAGGCTGTCGCGGGAGACCAGCGATGAAGTCTCCTTGGCCGCAGTTCATCGGACTGATCATTCTGTTTCTACTGGCTGCCGCACTCGACCCGTGCGGTGACGGCGGCTGCACACAACAAGAGGAGGTACAAAGCCATGAGTGACCTCGCGCCTTGGGGCAACGACGACCAGAGCTGGTGGCAGCAGCAGGATCAGGAGCTCGCCGAGCGTGACGAGCAGGATCGCATCGCCGCCTGCGATCGAGCGCTGGCCGAACTGAACGCTGTTATCGAAGACGAACTCAACAAGATCTACGGGAGCCTGTCATGAGCGAACTGCTGAAGATTAACGTCAACGACCACATCGAGAAAAAGAACAATCTCTCGTATCTGTCGTGGGCATGGGCGTGGGCCGAGGTGCTGAAGATCGACGCGACTGCGCGCTACACCGTCCACGAATACGACGGACTACCGCTGGTCTATCTCAAGGATCAGACCGGAATGGTCAAGGTCTCGGTCGAGATCAAGGGCGACATCAAGACCTGCCTGCTGCCGGTGCTCGACCACCGCAACCAGCCGATCCAGAACCCGAATGCGTTTGCCGTCAATACCAGCATCATGCGCTGCCTTGCCAAATGCATCGCGCTGCACGGCCTCGGCTTGTACATCTACGCTGGCGAGGATCTGCCGGAATCAGAGGCCGACGAGATCGAAGCCAAACTCAACGCCGAGATTGCCGCCTGCAATACCGTCGAAGAACTCAATACCCTTTATCACACATTGCCGGAGGCTATCCGCTCCCGTGGCGTCAATAAGTTTACAGCTAGAAAAAAGGAGATCACCAATGCGTAATGTCATCATCACAGCAATCGCTGTTGTATCCACCACCGCCAATGCTGGCATCTTTGCTACCGCAGGCATTAAGAACGATTGGCGCGGCAAGACCATTTTGACGACCGAGCCATGCCAGCTCGACGTCAGCGAGTTTTCGCTCGGGCTGAAGCAGGAAGACATGAAGCGCGTCTTCTACATGAGCGGCGACGGCATGACTGGAGATGGCTGCTGGAAGCACGAACACGGGTCGGTCGTGCTGGCGTGGCCGAACGAGAACATCGTGCGCCGCTGGCCGATCGGCAACTTCAAACTCACCAATCAGGGATGGTAATCATGGAGCAGCGCACCCCTGACTGGCACGCCAGTCGCGTAGGCCGAGTGACCGCAAGTGCCATCAGCAACGTAATGATGGACAAGTCGAAGGCCGGTTATCGTAACTACATGGCGCAGCTCGTATGCGAGCGCCTCACAGGGCAGGCTACGGAGACGTATACGTCACCGGCCATGCAGCACGGCATCGACACCGAGGCCGAGGCCAGAGCCGCTTATAGCGCCCGTGTGGGGCAGCTTGTCGAGGAGGTCGGGTTCATCAAGCACCCGAAGCTCGAGGCCGGTGCGTCACCGGATGGCCTTGTCGGTACGGATGGTTTGGTCGAGATCAAGTGCCTGCAACCTGCGGCGAGCTTGGACGTCATCGAGAGCAAGAAAGTTCCGACCGAACACCGCCTCCAGATGCAATGGCAGATGGCCGTGACCGGGCGCGACTGGTGCGACTACGTTGTGTATCAGCCGAAACTGCCCGAGCGCCTGCGCTTGCACATCATCCGTGTTCACCGCGACCAGCCAGCGATCCTCGAGATCACGCAGGCTGTGACGAATTTCCTGTTTGAAGTTGACCGCAAAGTAAATCATCTGAAGGAGTTGAGCCTGTGAAGCAATACGACAACACGAACCGCGGCCTGCTAGCCAAGAACGATCGCAAGCAGAGCGAGCAGCACCCGGAGTACACCGGCAGCATCAATATCAACGGAGTCGAGTATTGGCTCTCGGCATGGGTGAAGGTCGGCAAGAGCGGCAGGCTTGAGGGGCAGAAGTATTTCAGCCTGTCGGTCAAGGCAAAGGATGGCCTGCCGGAATCGCGGCCTGTGCCAAAACAGCAGCAGCCCGTCACCGAGACGTTCACCGATGACGACATCGGCGCGATCCCGTTTTAAGTAAGGAGGATTCCTTACCATGCGCCGCGTAATAGCCAGAGGCACACCGCCCGATCAGATCGCAAACGCGATCAGCAATATGGTCAGCAGACTTGACCCGGCGCAGAGCTGGCAGATCACCGTCGAGGCATTCAAGCCAAAACGTAGCGACCAACAAAACGCCTTCCTCTGGGGTGTGGTGTACCCATCCGTCCTAGAGGGAGGCGGCGAGGCGCTGCGAGGCTGGACGACAAACGATCTGCACGAATACTTCTTGATCGAGGCGTGGGGTTCCGAGGTCATCGAGGGATTCGGCAGGAAACGGCACAAGCCTCTGCGCAGATCTAGCAAGTTGACCAAGCAAGAATTCAGCGACTACCTCGCCATCATTGAGGCCAAGTGTGCAGAGCTTGGCATACACATACCGGAGCCAAATTATGAGTCTTGATATTGCGACCGCGCGAGGGCAGGTCAGCCTCGCAGACGAACAGCACGTTGCCGATTGGTTCAACGCCAAGCCCGGATTCAGATACATACAAACGCCGAAGGATAGGCCAGCCAAGGTCGATGCGATCCTCACCCGCAATGGCGAGGTGATGGGGCTTGCCGAAACCAAGTGCCGGTACAACCTGACGCTCGAGCAGTTTCAGCGAATGTTCCAGAACGAATGGCTGATCACCGCCGAGAAAGTTGAGAGCGGGGCCAAACTAGCCAGCGGCTTCTGTGTTCCGTTGTACGGATTCTTGTTTCTGGTGGATGCTGACGTCCTGCTGGTGCAGAACCTATCTGCCGCCAAGATGCGCAAGGAGGTCACCGAGACCCAGCGCACCATCAACGGCGGCACGGCAATGCGCGAGAACTACTTCGTCCAGATGGATACAGCGAAGGTCTACCATGGCATCAAAACGGACTGGTGATCTGCGCAAGCAGGCCAGAGGTCGCGGCTGCATGGTTCGGCTTGAGGGCGTCTGCAACCACAACAGCGAGACAGTCGTGCTCGCCCATATCCGTATGCCCGGGATCTCTGGCATGGGGTTGAAGGCCGACGATCTGCTCGGCGCATGGGCTTGCTCGAGTTGCCATGATGCGATCGACCGTCGGTCTCACATGGATCTCGACCGAGACTATGTACGCCTTGCCCATCTTGAGGGCATGGTGCGCACGATCGCCCAGTTACGCAAAGAGGATCTAGTGTGACCTGTTGGAGCTGCCGCCACTCCAAACACGACGGCAAACAATTATTCTGCACGGCTAATGATTGGCCCGCAGACTGGCGATGCAATCACTTCACTTACGAACCCGGCACAGACGAGGTGGAGCATGACGATCGACAACGAAAGCCCAGCGGGAGCGTGGGCAAACGAACTCAAGGCCGCACCGTGGGGCTACGGCCAAGAGCGTGATTGGCGCATCGATAACGCGCTAGCCGCCATCAGGATGCGTGGCCTCTGGTCGGAGGCCAGCACCCTAGTGGCAGAGATCAACAGCCTAAAGGCCGAGATCGCGCGTCTTACGAAACCCGAACCTTAACGGCAGAGCCGGTCCGGTACAGGAATCCAACTGGAACACCTGCGGCGGCGGCAGCAGTATCGTCTGCATAATCGCCTAATGCTGGGATTGCAATCTTGCGATCGTTTCTCAATGCAAGAATGTCGTTGCCGTTGCTGTCATAGAACGCAGCCGCATAGTTAGATGAGGTCTGGTCTGAACCAGCAACAACCATCCTGACGTTAGATTGAATTGCGTATCCAATTCCAATCCGGCCATTGACGTCTTTAGCAAACTGGTTGCTTGAGTCAGTCCATGCGGTTGTAGATGCGTTACCGGCTCGCGTTACGCCATTGATCACTTGCACGTTAGCGCCAAAGGTCAAGCCGCCCGGAGTGTAATCAGCCGTAGAAATCAGGCTTGTGCATTGAATTGCGTTGTCGTGGAAACGGTTCGGGGAAACCGTGTTGCCAGCAGAGAACACATATTCGGTAGGCCCGTAATACATCGTCGGGCCATTCGGGTTGTAAATGTAATTGCCGGTTATGCAGATGCTCTTGTTGGTGATTCCGCCAGCAAAGAAGTTAAATTCTGGAGTAAAGTTTCCTTCAAGATGGCAGTTGGCTAGAGCAAATCCGCTTGCGCCCGTGATGTCGCAAATGCTTCCTTGGATACCCTCAATCACGCAACTTGTAAACGACAGCCCGTTAGTTCCTCGAGAAGCATCAATGCAGCGAACGATTGTGAATCCGTTTTCTATGATGCAATGCGTGAACTTGATGTCGTATGACCCGTTGACGTTGATAAAGTTCGGCGGGTTGTTACGAATGTTGCAATGCAAGAAGTACATGGTCTGCGCATAGATCGACGAGATCATGCAGCGAATCAAGAAGAACACGCAGTTCTGGAATTTGATACGCAAAAAGTTTGGAGACAGAACATAGCTGCCATTGAAGAAGCTCGATGATTCAAAGCGAATGTTCTCAAACGTGATGAACTCCGACTGCGGAGCCGTTGTGTACGGCAGCGTCGAGTTAAAGATCGTGATGTTGCCAGCGGTAAAGAATCCCGCGTCTGGGCCTTCGCCGTAGATCAGGAACTCATCGCTGTTCTGGTCGACCAAGCGGTTGATGATCAGCGACGAGGTGATCTTGCACTTGCCCGGGATCACCAGCGGAGGCCAGTTGTTGGCAGCGCAGAAGTCAATCGCGGCCTGCACCGCAGCGGTGTCATCGGTGACGCCATCGCATACCGCGCCGAAATCTTTAACGGTCAGCGACAAGCCCGGGACGGCCTCGGCTGTCGGCGCGCCATTAAGGTCGAACTTGAGGAACTTGCCAGCTCGAGTACCGGATGAAGGCAGGACTGCCGAGATGGAAGTTGAATCCGTCAGCGGATACTTGAGCGCCCGATCGTCGTTCGTATCGAACTGTTGCGCAATCATCGTCAGCTTATCGAGCGACTGTTCCAGCGTCTCTGCTGGCAATCGATCGTTCGGCTGAAGATCCGTCTCTTGCGTGAGCGGTACGTTGCGCGAGATAACAAGCGTCGTTCCGGAGGCCGGAGCCGCTGTCATCGTAATTGAGCCGCCAGCCAGAACACCGGCACCAGTCACCGTGTAGTTGGTGCCGAGAACCTGCGTGGTCTCTGCGCCAGATGATGAGCGCAGCACGACCAGCAAATGGCTGTTCGCAAGAAAGTAAAACGGAACCGCAAACAGGGTTGTCGATCCGTTACCGGAATAGCTCGCGCGAGCGGTAGATGATGAAACGGTCATTTATTGGCCCTCAATTCCAGCAAGTATGTCCTGCTGCTTTTGATAAAAGTCTTCAATCTCGTCATTGATTTCGGGGAACTCTTCAAGCACTTGCTCTCGAGCCAAGCGTCGATAGTCCGTAAGGATGGCATCAATCATCTCTGCCTTGGTGCCATCTGCGCCATCGGTTCCTTGATTGTAAATATCCGACAAGTAGTGCTCGCCGCTTACAACCTGATTCAGCAGATCTTTTGCGCCGACGCCGTACTCGGGATGCAGCAACTCGTTACCAGCCAACTCCACATATCGGCTGTACGCGCCCGGGTAGTTGTTCAGATCGACGTTGACTCCACGGAATGTCGCCTTCTTTCCGGGCATCGACACGCTCTTCTCAAGGCGCAACATCTCCGAGTCAATCGGCTCGGGGTTATCAGCCTTGCTATAAATCGGGCTGAATACGTCATACGCCCAGCCGAGGCCGGATTGGTATTTGACCGGGCGACCCCAGAGATCGCGCCGCATTGGGAGATCATCCGACAAGCCCGGTGTGCGACGCTTGATCGCATCCAACATCGTGAACACTTCACGCGAATACGGGTCAACGGTGCGCGTCACCTCGCCAACCACGGCCGGGACGACCGATCCGACAAGGCGCTGCACAAAGCTTTCGGTGTAGCGTTTCGGGTCAGAGATCGCCTCAAAGAGATCAGCCAAGCCGGAGAGATAAGTCTTGCTCATCACCGTCGCGCTGATTGATGCAGCCGCAGCCACAGCGGCCTCGGTCACGCTTTCGGTAGTGTCCTCATCATCCGAGTTGTTGAGGATTTCAACCATCTCTGCCGACAAACCCAGCAGCGAGCCGAGCGGGTCAAGACGGTTGTACGCATACCAGCGACCACCGATCTTGATGCTATTGCGCTGCCAGCCTGTGCGCTCCAAGGCTTGTCGTTCTCGGCCATCCTTCGGGCCGCTGCCACTCACGACGCCGGACATCGACATATCGGCAGCCACCATCATTAGCGCCGTGCCGGTTGCGATACGAGCCAGCGCCAACTCTTGACGTACACCGCCAGCAGAGATGTCGGCGCGTACTTGCGACATGAGCGGAGCCAACGGGGTACGCTCAAACGTATACCGCAAGATGTTCGCCGGAGTACGCACGAACGGCAAAATTACCTTCAGCGCCGGGTAGGTAAACGTCAGGCTTTGCAGCGTTTGGGCGAGCTTGCCCGGTGAGTTTGTGAATGTCTGATACAGCGCCTGATCGACCGATGACATCCGAAGATTCTCGGGCGGATTCTCAAGCAAGTCGGCGACACGGCCTTTGAGATCTTCCGGCTTGATCAGGCCAGAGTGCACCTCGCTTGCCGCCTGTCGCAACGCCTGCGCGTTGAGTTCCATGCGGTAGCCGATGGTCTTGAAGAACTCATCTTCCGCAGCCAATGCCTTACCGGGCAAACGAATGATGTTGCCGATTGTATCCACAGACCGACCAACAAACGTCTCGCTGCTCAAGTTAAACGCATCAGACGAGATAGCCGCAGTCTGGGGCAGCTCGATCTTGCCCATGCCCATGCCGGTCTCGCCGGTCTTGGCAGCCTTGGCCGCATACCGCAGCGCGTCTTTCCAGCTCTGGGTTAGGCCGAACCATTGCGACATGGCTTCGCCAGCCTGCACACCGCCGTTGTTGCCGAGGATTTGCGAGACAACCGAGGCAACCTTGCGCTCATACATCTGCATGAAGATCACAGACGTATTCGACATTATGTTGACGATATGGGTCTTCGGGCCAGAGAGCAGCCCCATGATCCACGCTTCTTGCATGGCATCACGGGTGCGCGCCCACACGCCGCGCTGGACGAACTTGTCCATCTCCTGATACATCCCAGCGCCTGCCAACTTGGCAACGCGATCAGCCATGTCGCGCGTGACGACGGCACCGCCGTTTGACTCAATGGCTTGGCTGATGTCGCGGAACCGCTCCGCTGCGCTACCGGCAGGGATGCGCCACGATGCCAATGCTCGAGCGGTCTCGGTACGGGCAGCGATGACTTCGTTCTGGATCGCGTAATGCGTTGCAAGCATCTTGCGGAACGCAAAGAGGTTAGCCTCGCTTGGGTTGGTAGACGCTTCACGCGCTACTTGTGTGAGCTTGTCACCAGAAGTCGCCCATAACTGGCGAGCGGCGACAGATTGTTCTGCGCTCAACGGATCGCCCTTGCGACGCGCCTTCAATACATCCCATGCGTTGACTTGCTCGGCGCTTAATTTGATTTCTTCAAATGTGCGCACACCGCGAGCAGCGGTTTCGACGGATGGCTTGAACTTGTCTGCCATCGTTTGCAGCACGGTCTGCACATCTTCTGGCGCATTGATGCGCGCAAAGTTGACATACACATCACCGGCTTTCGTACCGCGAGGGACAGCCGCACCCGGCACTCCCTCGTCAACAATCATAATGTCTTCGGGCTTGACCTCGGCAGTCGCCTTGGCAGCGCGAGCAGTCTTTAGCTGCAACGGCTGTACGCCCGGGCGCACTTCCTCTGCAACCTCGGTCACAGCCTCCGCAGGCTTCGGTTCTGCTTTGGCAACACCAACGAGCGGAGCCTCTGGCGTATCGCTACCAAGAATCTGAAACTCGCTTGTCTCGACCTTGGGGCGCTCTTCCACAACGCCAGCAATCTCTCTAGCCTTGGCTACTTCTTCCTGCTTCAACTTGGCAATGCGAGCCTGCCGCAAAGCCTTGAGCGTAAGCATCAACCCATCGACGGCCACACCGATGCCGAGACCTTCAATCGCATTCTTGAATCGCCCTTCGGCATTGCTGTCTTTTGGATCAGCAGCAAGGAAATCCGTCACAGGGTTTTGCAGCGCTGGGACTTCCTGCACTAGATTCGACAGCCGCTCTTCCTGCGGATCGAATACCGTGAAATCTACAACGCCGCCAACGCCAGCCGCCTTGGCAGCGCGTCCAGTTTTAGTCGCAGGTTTCAACGCCTTGAGAACCTTATTGGCACCAACGAATCCAGCCACGAATTGCGATACGCTTTTGACAGCCTTTCCTGTCGTAGATTCGGGATCACCAATGTCGCCGGTCAGCGGCTTGAGCTGCACTTGCGTTGATACGTCACGCCCTTGAGCGCGCAGGGTGCGCAGCTCCTCATAAGAGACCGGCTTCACGCCACGCAACGAGATCTCAAAGCCGCCCGTCTTTAACTGGTTCTCTGCCCAATCGCCAATGTCGCCGAACAAGTTGATGGTCTCTTGAGCGGCATCACGAACGCCAGTAACGACAGCTCGAGGGATCTCTGTCACGCCACGCGCGACGTCAGCCGCAACCGTCTTAGCAGTCAGCCCGGGCGCTTCAGCAGGGGCAGGGGCGACAGCAACTGGATCCGGAGCCGGCTCCTCGGCAGCCAGCATTGCCTCAAGCTCCGCAGCGGCGCTTTGACTGCTGGCGTTGTCACGATACGACATGAAGGCATTAGCGCCGTCAGCGTCATCGTTCCGAATTGCGGTCATGTCCATTGGGTCTGCCATTTCGGTTCCCTATTACTCTTTAGCCTTCGGCGGCGCAGGCGGTTTATAGACGTTCATCCATTGCTTAATCAAAGCCGCTTGCTTCTCGTATTCGTTTTGACTGATCTTGCCAGCGTCAAACGCGGCCTTCGTATTCTTAAACGTCTCTCGCAAATCAAAAGTTTTTGTGCCGGTTGCAACCAAGTAGGTTGGTCGTCGCAAAACATTGATGCTTTTAATTTCCGCTTGATTACTGTATTCAGCAACAATTCGCTTTGATTCTGCGTCTGCTTGTGCGTCGCTCGCGCCGGGATTCTCCCGTACCCAGTTGTTCCAATCTCGCAACGCATTGGCTGATCGAATGGTAGCCATGGAGCCAGCCTTCTTTTCAAATTCACTTGGCTTGAGGTTATCCACAACAAACGAATACCCACGCTTGCGCCAACCGGTTTCACGGGAAGCGTTGACTACAACACGATAGTCGCTGTCGCTTAATAGCCCCTGCGTAACAGCCTGACGGGCTTCTGGCTCTATATTTTCTCCGCTAGCAGCTCTCTCATTTAACGCCGCAAACGTTGTGAAGTCGCTCACAATGTCCTGACGGCGAATCGTCTTGAGGAATCGCATCCGATCTGCCGCATCCATCTGCGACTGGTTCTTGTTGAAGAAGTCTTGCAGGCCATCAAGATCGTTATTCAACACAAACTGATCAGCCTGTGTGCGCAGCCTTTCCTGCAAATCCTCTTTCGCACGGCGAGCATTGCGATCTGCGCGCTCTTCCTGCGTATTGATGCGAGTCAGATACTGCGTTGCCTCGGTTGTCGCACGGTCAAGCAGCTTGGTTTTCGTCGGCTCATCCATGCCGGGGTAGCCGTTCTTGATCAGCCGATCCCGAGCAGCAATCGGGTTGTTCAAGATGTCGCGGTTCACTCGGCTAGTAATCGCCGAGCTGTTGAACTTCTGCATCTTGGTCAGCGCTTCTTGCGGGGAGATGATCCCAGCATCTAACGCAGTCTGGATGGAGAGCTGCGCTTGTGCAGCAATGTCAGCATCTTTCGCAGGGTCATCGCCGCCGACCAATCCGCTATAGGTGTCAACCGTCTGGTCAAGATCAGCGCGCTGGATATTGACCCTACCGCGCAGCGCCGCCTTTCGGACGTTGAACTGCTTCTCCATCGACGGACGCACGAAATCAGAACGCCACGCACGAACCAGCGTCTGGTCATTGCCAGCAGCCTCGGTTACGCCCTTCTCAATATCAGCAACAACCTTTTCGTATTTGCTTTCGTAATTGTCGTAATCCGTGTCCGTTTCAAGGCTCAACTCAAAATCTTGCAGCGCTTTAAGAGATTGCGCGTTTAACTGATTGAGCTTGAGCGCCCGCTGACTCTCTTGAATCTTGCCGCCAAGCTGCGCCAACTTGGACACGCCTTCGGCAATCTGTGCGCCTTGGCTCTGAATAGCAGAAAGACCGCGCACATCCGGGGTGGATATACGAGGCGTTACTTGTTGTCGGTAGAATTCAAGCTTTGCCATATATCATCCCATCCGAACGCCGGACGAACTCGGCGCTCTGAAGTTCATAGTCAATGCGCGCGATCCGCTCGTAGTTGGAGCAGGGGCGCGACCTCCGATCTTCGGAAGCTTCAAGCTCGACACATCACCGCCCGCACCGGCAAAGGCCATCAAGGCATTGGTGCCAGCCGAGAGGATCGCTGGCCCCCACTTTGGGCGAGCAGCGCGAGTTACAGCTGATTCGTACAGCAGCCCCTTACGCTTGGTCTCCCCCTCATATCGGATATTCAGCGCATCCAACTCGGCCATGACGGCAGCTTGGTTAGCGGAATCAATGAACGACGGGGATTCTAGCAATCCGAACTGCGCACCAGCAGCGCGAGTTTCGCCAAACTGGCGACGAGCAGCCTTGCGCTGATTCTCCTCAATCAGCCCTGTTTCAAGGCCGACTGCTCTGGCTTGCTCCTCAATCCCGCGCGCTTGCGCAGCGCCGACAGCGCGAGCCTGTGCGGTCTCGGCAAGCGTCGAGACAGCAGAGGCAGCGGCAGCAATAAACGGTAGAGCAGCCATTACTGAATCCTCGAATACATCGCCATGTCTTGGCCCTGCGTTCCGAATGAACGCATCAAGCCCTCATATTCAAATCGCAGCATCTTTGCCCAGCGGTGACCGGCATCGAACCGAGCATCGACATACGCCTCAATCCGCTTGTATGGGCGAGTGTTGAGGTAATCATCGACGATCCGCGTCAGGCCAACCATCTTTGGGCCAGCATCCTTCGACAGCCACGCCCACGCGGCATATCGGTTCGTCCACATCTCTGCGACGCCTGCGCACATGATCGGCTTGCTGCCGTCCAAAATCGTGTAAGCGGGGCCAGCGTCGACCAACTGCTCGCAGTATTCGTCATCGAACGTCAGCGGAGACATGATCTGCTGCGCGTCTTGCAGCACCATCGCTCGCAGATACTTGGCTTTGAATGAGACGACTTCCATTAGTCCTCCGTCTTCATTCGCGGGTACATCGCAACAACAGTCAGCGGCAGAGGCTGATCAGCCAAGACCCAGATGCGGCCATCGGTTTCGTAGCCACCCGGATACGGGAACTTGTCGGTGTCGCCCGTCAAAATCGGTGGCGTTTCATCCATATAGTCTGCCAGCGATCGATACAAAATGTAATCGTTCAATGACGCATCAGGGCCAACCTTGCCGCCAAGGCTTGCGTAGAGGCGCATCACGATCTGATGGAACCGCTTCGTCTTGCCCTGCGCGGTGCCGTCCGTGGCACCCGAGTCAATCCGTTGAGTCGCAAGATAAGACGTATACGGCAAGCCGATCTGCGCTCGAGATGCCGGGATCGGCAGCGTGATCTGGCCGTTGGTGACAACCAGATTCTCGACTTCCGCACCGTCAGCCAAAGCAGAGAGCGTCTGGCCTTCCATGTGCCAGAGGCCAGAGACCGTGCTCGAGGTTAAGCGCCAGCCGTTAGCAGCAATCTCGTCGTCGCTTGGGAACGGAGCCAGAATCGTGCAAAGCACCTGCTCCTCGCTCACATAGGTTGTGATCTTTGCTCGAGCGGTGCGCCATTGCTCGACAGTCTCGTCAAAGTAGCGCATCGTGATTTCACGGCCAACATCGCTAGCCGCGAACACATCGTCGTTTATAGCAAGAAACTCATTGGCCTCTGTTGCTATGTAATCCAGCCCGTCTTCGGTGATCAGCTCATATACAGATGTGACCGTAAAGGACACATTTGTTGCGCCTTGCACCGTTGCGCCAGATCCGGGCAGCAAGGATTCATTAACAACGCCGTTGAACTCAAGCGACGTATCCAAGTACACAGCGCCTTGGATGTCGTCGTTTTGCTCAAACCCTTCTGCAAAATACTCAACAAACTTTCGAGAATTGGCAGCGCCAATAATCGACGTTTCCGCCAAAACCGACGAGCCACTTTCCAGCAGAATGTCACCGTCTGTTTCTAACAACAGAAAGTCGCTAGACGATGCGGTGGTAATGGATCTTTCGACAATCATCCAGACGTCGTTAACGTCTGCGTCCGGGCTGGTGATGACCTGCACAGACTTGACCTTGGAATTCGTGCCAGCAATCGGATGGCGGTGCCAGCCGTAGACGTTCTGCTCACGATCGTATGTCATGCCGAGCAATCGCCCGTTCGACAGTACGATCCAGATGATATTGTCCGGTTCCTTCTGATACGACATCTCGACGATGCCGGTCTGCGTGATCTCCGGGTACAGCACGTTCATGTCGCGCGGAACCCATGAGTCAGACTGGATGTCGAATCGCAGCTCGATGACACGACGGCCACCGATACGAATGAACAGCACCGAATCTTCAACCAGCACCGGCTCCAACTCTCTCGAGCCTTCAGCCGACTGGATCTCGTACTTGACGTTTTCGGGGCCGAGCACTTGGTTCGGCGTAATTTCCTGCACCGCGATTTCAGATCCCGCGGTACCGATCAGCAACACATCCGATGCCGTCATCCAGCGTATCTTGTCGACCGTGCCGACCGATATGGTCAGCGAGATGGAGTTATCCGCGAGGATCTCGCCCAAGGTATCCGGGCTCATCGAGGAGTAGTCACCGGCTACCGACGCATAGATTCTCTGATCACCAGAAAACCACAGCCGATCGCGCCAGAAAGCGACCTTGTACGGGAACGCAGCGCCTGTCGCCTCGCCCCATGCGCCGATGCGGTAGCGGCAGTCGTCACCAGCAACCACCTCGGCAGGGGCAATGCCCGGGCCGATGATGTCGCAGGTCGCATTCTGCGCGTCCGTGATCGCTGTGATCTTGACGATCACATAGCCCGGATGCAGGTACTCCCAAGTCACCGCACCGTCAGACTCTTTGCCCTCTTCGTGTATAGGGCGCACAGAGCCCGTTGTAGCGGAGTTCTGCGCCTCGTAATACTTGCCATCCGACTTGCGCAAGTTCGTCGCTGTGACCGCCTTATTCGTCTCCCAAGGCGGTGTAGTGATGTTGATTGGCTCTAGCCGGAACAGCATCCCAACGTGCTCGTTCTCAAATATGTTGCTCGAGCAGGTAAGCGAGACGCCAGTACCAGTCGAGGCACCGAGCGTGAAGTTTTTGGTATCAAGCGGCTCCGTCTGGAACGGGCCGTCAGTCGGCGCATAGGTTGCAAACGCCCAGCTCGTATTGCCGCTGCGAGTCAACGTGCGCGGCGCATAGCCCTCGCAGCCAATGTACAGGACGTCGCCTGACTGAACGATTGACAAGGCGCAGCCGCCCTCTGGATTCGTCAAATCAGCAACAGCGTAGGGCGAAGCAATCTCGTAGACCTTTTGCATATCGCCGTTGAAGACGTATGCGCTGTAACTAGTCGTATCGATTGCGTTTCCGAACCAATCCTTCAGCGAAAATGTATTCGCACCAGTATTGACGTTCGACACTTGCACATAACGGTTGTTGATCTGCGTCATGCCCTCGACGCCGGTCACATAGAACCAGTCGCCGTTGGCAGGGTCGGTTCCGGAATACGTCAGTACGCCCGGGCTGGCATTAGTGATATTGGTGATATCAAGTATGTCACCGAGTACCACACCTCGATCGGTGTAGAAGCGAACATATTGATCACCGAACTCAAGGATATAAGCCTGATCGAACGAGAACTCAAAGCGCTTGAGATAAGACACTTTGTCCTGATACTTGGTCGGCAACACAAACCGAGTGCCGGGCGAGCGCTTGGCTGGCCCCTGCACGGTCGGGATGAATCGCTCCATTTTGTAACAGGAGCTGCCGTACTTCTCAAAATCGACGCGACCGGATAGGAGAGGGCCGACCTCGCCGCCGTTAAAGTTAGAGATCGCGGGCGAGCTTTTCGCCATGTCTTACAGCCTCGCCAAGATCCAAGTCTGGTCGGCAAGCGACTCCGGTGGATTCTCGATTGCGTTTGCGATAACGGCATCCTTCACCGCATTGCGATAGTCCTGATATGCCATCTGCTTTGCTTCCGCGCTAGCAGTCAACGGTTCGGCGACAAGGTACGCAAGATATGCGGAGAATGCCATGTCGAACGCCGTATCGAACTGCACCGGGTCAGTTACTCGTGACAAGTATCGCAGCTTCAACGGGCCAGCCTGATTCGAGAGAATGTACTTGCCCTCGAGAACGTATTCCTGCCCGCCAGTCGAGATCAAATCCGACAGGTCAGGCGAGGGATACCATTGGCCTACTTGCAAGATGCGCAGGCAGTCAGTCGGGATCTGATACTGATATGACCAGTCCCACAGCGGAGTTCCAGAATCAGCGGCAAGGTTTGCTCGCTTGATGCAGTACCGCCAAGAAAAGCGGCGCTGGAGATAATCCCGCGCCATATCAAACACGGCATTCACCTCGCGCGCAGGCTTGGTGTTATCCGTGAGATTCAAAATGCGCAAATCCCCGAGCTTCGTCAGCGCGAGGTTTGCGATTGCTACATTGCTAGCGGCCATCGGGATACCCCGAGACCGTTAAGCCGGAGGCCAAGTATCTTGAGCGATGGCTTCCTTGATTGAATCAAGAGCCAGCAAAACCTCGAGCTTACTCATGCCGATAAGATCAACACGCACTTCGACGTCCGTGGTCGCCGTAGAGGAGCTGCCCTCTGTGACGTTACGAACGCCCTGTTCGCCGCGATCAATTCCGTAGAAACGGTCTGCCATGTCTGTTCTCCGTTAAGAGAGGGGCGAGCCAGTTACCCAGCCCGCCCCGCTTTATTACGCCGCGTAACGACCGATGAGCTTCACCGTGCCGGTCGCGTCAGCGTCGGCGGTCAAGGTGAGAGCCACATCGTAGAACACCGACGGGTCGCTGGTAAGCGCAAGGGCTTCCCACAACTCTTTACCGGAGTTCGCAATCGAGAACACAGCCGACTCGTGCAGGACGTCCGTGCCGTTGAGCGCGCCGTCCTTGAGGGACAGGGCCGAGGCAAAGAAGTCAGCATCGACTACCGCGCCGCCGTCTTTAGCGGTGCGATACAGGCCAATGTCCGAGATCGTCGTTGTGCCGATGTCCGGCGAGTAGATGCGCAGATCCGTCATGACCGCATTCGAGGGAACGCGGAACATACGGTAAGTCGAGCCCGTGTTATCACCAGAGGTGATAGCGGCGGTCGCAACTTCAAGACGCTCGAAGCCACCATCAACCCGAGGGCTGTTGAGGACTGCGGGCAACGCATCTGCATTGGTAACAAGGGTTGATTTAACTGCTACAACTGCCATTTTCCTTTACTCCCTTATTCCGCGCAGAGGATGTCAACGATCTTCTTCTCTTCCGTGCGCGTGGCACCGAAGGTACCCATCAGATAGATCTGATACGGGTGCGAAGAAAGATCACGACGCTGCGTGATGTCAGACATGATGTCGTTCCACATACCCAAGTGAACGCCCGAGGGCACCCACACAGGGCAGCGACGATGGCTCGAGCTCGTCGGCAGACGCTCGGTGTGGATGAAGTTGATGCCCAAGAACTGCATCACCTTGCCATCCTTCATCACCGGAGTATCGCTGTTGAAGTCGCTCGAGACCACTTGGATCTGGCCCAAGAGGTCGTCGTGCTGCTCGGCAGAGATGGCGCAATACACCGGCTCCGCGTCGAGATCGACTTCGTTTTCCATCAGGATGCGACGCGCTTCGCGCAGCTTGTCGACCGTGAGGCCCACGTTGCCAGAGGCAGCGTAGTTCACAGCAACGCGCTGGTTCGTCGTGTCGAAAGCCGTGGTCGTGCCACCAGCCTCGCCCGTCTTGTTGTCGTTAAGCATGCCGGCAATGATCACATCGTCCATCGCACGGCCCATCGCGTACAGACCGTTCTGCGCATAGGCAGACTGCGGGTCAGCGAGGAGACGGAGCTTGTCGAAGTTGTCGATCAGGTCGGCCCAGTCGAAGTCTTCCGGGAACACCCAACGACGGTTGTTCGGGGTGTTGACCGGGACGATCGGCTGGTAGCGGGTCGAAACCGCACGAGCAGCGGTAGCACCGTACTGCGTGACGACTTCAGACGCCTTGCCCTTGTAAGAACCAGTCTGCACAGAGGTGCGCAGCTTGGAGCCCTTTTGCTGCAAAAGCAGCGAGATGTTAGTGCCGTACTGTACGGCATAAACTGATGCAATATTATCGGCCATGATAGCCCTCCAAAAAAACTAAATATGTAGTGTTTCTCGGATAGCTTGTCCGTTGCCGGGGCCAAATCCTTGTGGGATACGCTCCCACCGCTCGGTCGTCTTTCCGACTGTCAGCGGGGTCTTGCGACTTGCCCGATCCTAAAAAAAGAGACCCGAGATCTCTCCCGGGTCTCAACGCCTTTCGGCTCTCTAGGAGATACGCACGAATGATACACACGCGCGTACCACACTAGCAACTACTCTGTAAATAGCTCCGGGTTCGCCATACGCTGCAATCGCATCATCTCTTCGATCGCACCCTGCCGAACCTTTTCGTCACGGTTCATGTAACGGCCCATGAACTCCTGATCGGCGAACATTCCAGCGATCTTGTTCTTCGCTGCCTGCGGGGTGAGCGCACCACCAGCCGTGCCCTCGGCGGCCACGAATGTGCCCTCTGCGAACGACGCACCGATTGAATGAAAAAGCTTCAGCATTGGCCCGGTGCCGATCGCTTCCTCGAGTCGCTCAAGAGAGTCGGCGTCGATACCGGCGTCTGCACCAAACTTCGCCACAGCCCGCTTGGCAAGCTCGACGTTCTGATCAGCCGCGGCACCCCATTCCCGGCGCAGAGCGGTGAAATCTTCCTCGGACTTGGCAAGGAACGATTCGCGCTCCATCTCTATCCGCTTGCCGGACGTTTCATTCCACCATTCGGCCAGCCCCTTGGCTTGCTTACTTGTCAGCCCCAGATCGTGCAGGACTGGAGAGACCGCTTGCGCGAACGAACCGTCGTCCCCTTCCGGTACTGGCAGTTCGTACTTATCGGCGCTCTCCGGGCGTCCTAGGCGGTTATAGACGGCACTCCAGCCCTCTGCGTCGTCGTCCGACTTGGGGGCGAGAATGGTGCGTCCAGCCTTGTCAGCGCCGAATACCTTCTCGAGGTTCTGGTAGGAGAGCAGCGCGTCGGCTGGCCCCTTCCATCCCTTGGCCTTGACTAGTTCACCTAGTTGACTAGCCGTGCCTTGGTCGATCCCTTCCGGCGCGTACCACGCGGGAGCCGCTGCCGGAGCAGTCGGGTTGCCTGCTGATGCAGACCCTTGATCGTCACTCATCGATGAATTCCTCTTGCAGATTGGTCAAGGTCTTTTCGTCCAGTTGCAGCGCCTCGACAATGAGCTGCACCGTTTCTTGTCGGCCAACCATGCGACCGACCTCGAACATATCCGTCGCGCCTGTTTTGTCCGATGCGACCGGGGGCTTCCCGTAACGGCTGAACCGCTTCAGATGGGCAATGATGATCTGGCCGTCTTCTGACAGCTTGTTAGTCTTGCCATCGATGAGCGCCCGCTTGTAGGCACGGGAGCGGAACATCACTCGAGCGATTCTCGAGCGCATCACAGAGATCATGCTCGGCATCAGCGCTTCCTCAACCAAGTCAGATATTCAGCGCCTTCCTCTGGCTCCCACCAGACCTTGACCATATCGGGATGGTTGTCCGGCAACAGCGGGTTGATCGTTGTCAGCCCGCATGGCGAGAGCGCGTTATCGCGGAACCCTCGCTCCTTGGCGTAACGGTCGTACACCTTGTACGAGGCCACCTTCATCAAGTGCATTGTGATTCCCGAGATCGGGTCTTTCAGCACCGAGTAGGCGCTTTCGTGCTTATGGCCTGCGACGTAGATGTGATCGCGTGTTCCGAGCATTGCGGCCTTCATCGGGCCGTGAGCCGGATTCCAGATTGACGAGCCTGCGTGGTCGTGGCGGGCGTTCACACGCACCTCGCGCCCGTTCGGAAACTTCAGCGCTATGCGGGCCTCGGACGACTTGTACAACGTGCTTTGCTGTTTTGCGATCCACTTGATTGGGTCTCCAGATCCAGACCACATATCGTGATTGCCGCCGATCATATACAGCCACCGGCAGCGATCGATGAACCATTCGGCTAGACGCCAAGCCTGCGCGGCAGACGTTGCCTGCTCTCCGTAAAGCCTTGCTAGACGGCCTACCCAGTTATTGGTCGTATCGCCCACATTGCAAGCGAACAGCCCCTCGGTGCGATTGCAAAGATCGGTGTGTCGCTCGAGCGCCTCGATGTCGGTGCCGTCGTCGTCAACGTGCGGGTCGCCAAAATGCAACAGGCCGATCGGGCCAGCGATTTTGATGCGAATCGGAATGAGCTTTGACGCCTCTTCGTGTTCGCGCTTGTGGGCGAACTTGCGCTTGCGCTGCTCAATCAGCTCGTCGATTGAAACGTCGTCGTCCGGCAGCGGCGTAAATTCAAACTCTTTCTCGATTGGAGTTTGACGTCCGGGCTGATATGTCGAGGTTGGGATGGTCGCGCCTTTACCCTTCATGCGCTTGAGGCGGTGCAAGAGTGTGCGCTCGTTGAGCCCCAGCTCCGCGGCTGCTACCGCCCGTATCCCATTGTGCTTGCGTAACGTCTCGAGTATCTGATCGTCCGTTGCCTTTGCGGCTACCACAGCATCACCTTTTGCGAGTTACTTTGATGCCGAGTTCCTTTCGGCGCTCTGCTGTCCGGGCATCGTCCCTAACAGCAGTCCATTCCAAATGCCCGTCAATGAGCCTGTATTGTTCTTTATGGGTGAGCGCGCAATCGCAGCACTCGGTGTAGGTGTATCCCTTTACGCGGTACCAGATTCCGTCGTACATCTGGACGACAGGTACATTCGCATCTCGTCTTGCCTTCGAGCCACTAGCCCGGGCAGGACTTTGCCGCCGCCTTTTGTCCACTTCATGAACTCCTGCGCGGCTCCCCAGTAGTCACCGCGGTTATGCTTCATGCGCAACGAAGAGCGTTGCAGATTTCCGAGGCCCACGTTGAAAGCAAAGGAACAGAGGCTGTCGAACTGGCCTTGACGATCAGCAGCAACAGCGCAATATCGGGCCACGCCGCGCTCAAATCGCGCAAGGTCTTTAGCGAGTAGATCGTCCACTTCAGCCATAGACCAAACACGGTCGTCCTCGGGTTTTAGCGGATAGTCCCGGCGCAGAGGAAAGTTGCCATTGTCTGCCGTTCTGACCACCGGCAACCGTGCCTGCTCCGGGTACAGAACATGGCCAACTCCCACCGTCCAAAGCTTGGCGGGGCAAAGATACGGTCGCAGGCGAACTCCTTCGTGATGCTTGATCGCGGCGAGCGCCTGCTCGCTTATGTTCATTTCTTAAATGCTTGCGTCCCAAACCAAAATGCAATGATGCTCGAAAGGATCAACATTTCATCTTCGCCGAACACATTTTCCATAGCCACGGCAAACGGGATGCCGGTGCTATATGCGTACCATACACCAGTTGCATTCAAAACAACAAGTTCCAGCACAAAGATATAAGTCACTACAGGTCTAACCGAGGCCCGCAGGTTGATGATCCATTGGCTGGCACCTTTGCCAATTTCCATGTCGTGGGCGTACAGGGCTGACCGCTCCTGCGCCTGTGTCTGCATGGCTACCTGCTCGGATTTTATCTCTTCAACCCGCTCCTGCGAGGCAAACCCCTTGGCCGCCATCTCGAGCTCTTTCTCCTTCTGGATGCGCAGGATCGAAAGCTCATGCGACTTGTCCTGCTTATCTTGGAAGAAGTCGAGAATCTTCGGGAGGCCGCCAGCAAGGAATGATAGGAAGGTTGAGAGCATTGTCATCATTTGGCGCGCTCCTCGAGCAGTTTGGTTCGCACTTGCAAATCATGGATATCGTCCATGATCTCGTCTTTCAGTTGCTGCCGCCGAGACGCGCTGACTGGGCTGTCGGTCGGCACCCCGTCCTCGGTGATCAGAATCGGGATCTTGCTCTCAATAGCGATCAGCCGATTGTTAAACGAGGCAATCTCGGTCAGAAGCCAGCCGACCGCGGCCAATAGAACCGGAAACAGCATATCGATGATTTTTTGCATATTCATTTATCGGCCTTCTTGTTCAGCAGGTCGAATAGGGTCTTCATCTTGTCCTCAAGGACAGCGACACGCAGATCTAGCTTCGACAGCACAATGATCAGCGTAATCAGCGCAAGAATGACGGGCCATGCTCGAGTAAAGATCTCAAAAAGATCCATGCTACTTATCCGCTTTGGTAGTCGAGAGCTGGTTGATCAGATTGAAAATGTCGTCAAGGGTTCGGCGAATGTGCTGCACATCGTCCCGGTAGTCAGCCTTGGTGACGTACATATGCGGCAGATTGCGCACATCCCGGTCGAGCTTCTCGATTGAACGGCTGATGCTGTTCAGAATCCAGCCGACCATAAAGCCAGACGCGCCGACCAGAATGTTGAACATCATCTGCGCATCCATCGTCACACTCCCGGGATAGCTCTACGCGGGGCCGATGCCGCGATCTGTTCGGCCTTGGCAAATCGTTCAGCGGCTTGGCCTGCGATCGGAGCGGCAGCCAGCAGGGCTTGGGTCTGCTCGGCCTGTGCTTCGGCAGCGTCCATGCCCTCGAGCTCCTCATCGGTGCGCAGCGCCTTGGCAGGCACACCATTGGCCTCGGCAATCAGCTTGATGGCCTCATCCGCATTGATGCGTCGCAGGACAGACATATCGCCAGAAACTTGCGCAACCGGCAGCATAGCCTCGATCGTGCGCAGGATGCCCGCAGCCTCTTCGGTCTTCATCAGGCGAGCCAGCGGCCCCTGATACTTCGGATAGATCTCGCCACCTGATGACAAGTAATCAAGCAGGGCAGGCGGCGGTTCCGGCAGAGCAAAGCTCGCCGAGAGCAGGTCGAGTTCGCGGTCGATGATTGGCCCCAAGAACTCTGATTGTTGGCGACCCATCGTCGGCCCAAGCAGAGCGCCCTTCTCTTGCGCGCGCTGCAACACTTCGGTCGCAGTCATTGTGCGCGGGCTCTCAACAAGGATCTGGAACAGCGTCACCAAGAACGAATCGTTCACAGCTCGGCGCTTTTGATCGGCCATCTCGATACCGATCGGCAAGTTGCCGCCCGTCATCAGAGGCTGCACCAGCGGCGTACCGTCGTCACGCAGGTATCCGTAGTTCAGCGCATTGGGGCGCACAGAGAAAGCGTTCAAGGCTCCCTCTTCCGTCAGGATGAGCGGCGGATCAACCATGCGGTGCGCCATACGGAGCATGGTCTTTTCCATTTCTTGCAGGGACTTGATGTCGGCCAGAGCCTCCATCGCAGGAGAACGCCCATAAATCTCACGCGGGCCGGTGACATACCGACCGACCGCATACGGCATCGAACGGAACCCGCTGTCCTCGAGCAGCACCTGCCCCTCGCGGGAGACGTAGCGCGACAGATAGCGCATCCCATCCTGCCCGGCCATGCCTTCCTTGTAATCCGTGTTCGGGCGAACGCAATGTACAAACTCGAACATCGTGTTCGGCGCGCTCTTGGCCTGCTCGACAATGCCGCGGGGCAACTTTCCAGCCCACCCCGGGATCTGGATCGCTTGGCGCGCAGACAACTGGAACGAGCGATAGACCGTATCCACGCGCCCGGTGTGATCAAGATCGATCACCAATTCGGACATAGCGACGGCTCTGTAACGCAGCGTGACGCCCGGGATCTCATCGACGAACAGCGCCGATGTGCCGAATGCGCCGAGGCTCATGTAGCACTCGAAAGCCTGCGAGGCGAAGTTAGCCGATGGGGCATACCGCTGGCGGAACATGATGTCGCGCACGGCATCGCACCAGCGTTGCACCGCTACGTCATCGTCCAGCTCAGGGATACCAGTACGCAGCCCGTGCCACAACTGGGTCGCTGGGGTCAGCATCGAATCCATCGCAGCAGCGAATCGCGGCAGAGCGCGCTGGGCAGTCGAGTCGAAGATCTTTTCCGATCGCTTCTCGCCCGGTGTGCGCCAGCCTGTCATCTCGGCCATCGTCGGCCATACGCGCTCGGCGACTTCCTGCCAATGATTTTCCCATGTGCCACGCGCGCCTTTGAGACGATCGTAACCCTCGAGGACTTCAGCAGCGCGTGAGTCAGCCATGATTTACTCCGTTATCGCTTCGGAACCGGCAGTTCCGACTTCGGCATCCAAGGCAACGCCACTTCCGGCTTCGGCACCGGCTGGCTGTNGATCTGCTTCTTGACCTGCGCTTCATACGCAGCCACAGCCTCGCCGAGGACTTCCTTCACCCATGCCACAGCCTGATCGTGCTGAACGGCATCAAAGGCTGTAAAGGCATCAGCGTTCGGCGCAAGCAATGTTACCTCGCCGTTGGCAAACCCGTTTCGCCCTTGGTCGCTGTCAGACACCTCGAACCGTGCCTTAACAATGACGCCAGTTAGGTCGCCAACATCCTGCACTTCAATGTGCGAAAC